TGTAACGACCCCAGCTTACAGCGGCACAGAGATCGGCATTCGATCTGCGCTGGAAAGTCTGGAGCGGCACCGCAAAAGGCAAAAGAGGAGCCAAGCTGCGCGACGAATGCGCATGAAAGCTCGTCAACATCTCTCATCATAGCAAGGAGACATAATATGTCATATATGGAAGACTTGCGCGAGCAGATGGCGAAAATTGCCAATCAAGCTCGTGCTAAATTAGACGAAGTAACAGACGACACACCAGAGGAAAGAGCATCTGAAATCGAACGCGAGTTCGACGCCATGATGCTCGACCACGACAAGGTCCAATCGCGTGTGGATCGTGAAGACCGGTTAGCAAAAGCTCAAGCAGCTGCCGAAGCACCAATTACAAGTAAGGTGCCACAAGCAGAGGGCAGATCAGCTCCAGCAGTCGATCAAGGTAACGATCTGACATATCGTGCAGCATTCTGCGAAATGATTGCAAACGGTGGCGAAGCATATGTTTCTCCTGAAGCACGTCAGGTGCTGATGGAAAAACGTGTACAAGTCGGCGGCACTAACTCATCTGGTGGATTTACTGTACCAACTGAGCTTGCAACGTTCATCGTAGAAAGCATGAAGGCTTTCGGGCCAATGTACACAAGCAATCTGTTTACAACCATCAATACAGCTTCAGGGAATACTTTTAACATCCCAACTGTTGATGACACGACTGTAACAGCAGAAGCTCATACAGAAGGCACTGCGCCGACTGACGATGGCGGCAAGGACGTCACATTCGGACAGAAAACACTGGGTGCATTTGCGTTTAACACCGAATTTATTAGGTGGTCAGCAGAGTTAAATGTAGACAGCGTTCTTAACATGGAAAGCTTACTTGGAAGATTGCTTGGTGAGCGTATGGCGAGAATTGCGAACAGCAAATTGACGACTGGTTCTGGTAGTTCAGACGTTGAAGGTATTGTGACTAATGCGGGCGCTGGCATTACAGCTGCATCAGCCACAGCAATCACTTCAGACGAGCTAATTGATCTGGTTCATGCTGTAGACCCAGCGTATCGAAACAGCCCAAATACCGCCATCATGATGAATGATAGCACCTTGAAGGCTGTGAGAAAGCTGAAGGATAGCCAAAACAGATACCTTTGGGAAATCGGAGGTTATGCAGCCGATATGCCACAGACAATCTTGGGTTATCCAGTTGTTGTAAACCAAGACATGGCTTCAATCGCTACAGGAAACAAAAGTGTCCTCTTTGGTGATATGTCTGCTTTTTATATCAGAAAAGTTGGTGATCCAGCAATATTCATAGCTAGAGAGCGATTTCTGCCAGACAACGGTATTCTTGGTTATATCCGTTTTGACGCATGCTTAACTGACACAGCAGCTGTGAAAGTCTTAGCACAAGCATAATAAAAAAGGGGGCGCAGACTTGGGAGAAAGCTGTGCCCCCTTTTATTTGAAAAATAGGGAGATGTTAGCTGACCATGGCTAACGCGCACTATTTTTGTCGTGACACAACTCAAATACGCAACTTGTGTACCATTTGGATCAATTGGAGATTTCCATGAAATTGAAATTATTACAGAGCATGGCTGGAATAGACTTCAGCCATAACGTCGGAGACATAATTGAGGTCAATGATAAAGAGGCAATTAAACGTTATGTTGAGCGTGGTATTGCTGAACCCGTTGCCACTCCTAAAAAGGAAACAGCGGCCAAGAAAGTCGAAACGACTAAGGCAACGAAAGAATAATAATGCCAACGCTACCGCTACAGCATCGCATTCAACTCGTGACGGCTCCAACAGCGGAGCCAATCAGTGTGGCAGATGCAAAACGTCACTTACGCATTGAGCATAGTGATGATGATCTTTTGATTAAGCGATTGATCGAAACAGCGATAGCTATGGTTGATGTTACAGGCGTTCTAGGCAAGGCCATGATCACCCAAACTTGGAGCGAGTGTTACGGACAATATCCGTCTGAAATCACTCTTTCGCTTGGCCCTGTGCAGTCTGTGAGTGCAATAAAATACTATGATACAAACAATGTTTTACAGACAGATACGCTGTCTAACTATTTTGTCTTGGGAACGTCAGGACGCACTACGATAAGGCCAAAGTCTGGCTTTAATTGGCCAATAACGTTTACCCGCGATGATGCAATAAAAATTGAGTACGTCATTGGCTATGGGGATACATTTCGCGATGTACCCAGCACAGTAAGACATGCTCTATTTATGCTCGTGGCTCACTATTACGAAAATAGAGAAAATGAGCTGGTCGGGACGGGTTCAAAGACGCTTCCTTTTGGATTTGAAGCGTTAATCGGTAGTGAGCGAAATACTTGGTATGGCTAGAGCGGGATTACTCAGGGATCGTGCCACATTTCAACGAATGGCCGCTACAGCAGACGAGTACGGCAACGTTTCTGCAAAAAGCTGGTCAAACCTCTTTACTCGTAGTGTGGAGATCATTGAACGCACTGGTTCTATTGATGATACCTTTGGAACGCTCCAAGACGTGAGTGTTGCAAGGATTAAAGTGCGATCAGACAGTCAGGTTAAAGTTGTCACAGTCGAGGATAGGATTGTTGCACGAGGTTTAAACTGGGCAATTAGATCAATTGCACAAGCCACAGCCAAAGGCGATATGCTGGAAATTGTGGTCGAAAAGGGCGTTGCAACGTGAAAGTGAACTCTAAAGGTGTCGCAAGAGCCTTTAAGGAACTGCCAAAAAAACAACGTCGCTATATCTTTAAAGCCATTCGTCAGTCAGTTCATGAAGGCGTTAGACTGGCAAGTACAATGGTTCCAAAGGATACTGGGGAATTATCTAGGGGTATCCATGCTAAATTTAGTATTGAAGCCAATGCATTAGTAGGCTCAGTTGAAGCGGCACCGCCAGATGCAGCAAGCCAGATAAAGGCGTTATCTGTGGAATTTGGGCGTCAGTACAAGCGAGGAAAACGCCAGCCACCAAGCGGTGGCAGAAAGTTTACAGGAAAAACTGAACCAAACCCTTTTATTCAACGCGCCCAGTCGATCATGGGTGCAAAGCATAAAGGGCGCATTACTCGCGCTATGAACAAAGCTGCCAAAGAGGTTGGACTGAAATGAGCGATGGGTTTGCTTTGGCATTACAAAAGGGTGTGAGGGCCACATTAGTCGCTAATAGTGCTATTTCTGGTTATGTTTCGGGTCGTGTTTTTGATGAAGCACCTACCTCTGTAGCGCATCCATTCATTCGTTTTGGTAATATTACGCCAAGCGCAGACGATACAGATGGCTCTATTGGGGCAGAAGTATCCTTAAATATTGAGGCTTTCAGCCTTGCCACTGGCCGCGTTGAAGCCACACAGATTGCAGAAGCAGTTCGAGCTGCACTGCATCGTCAAGAAAGCAGTGTCACCGTTACAGGGTTTCATTTGATTGAAATGCGCTGCGAACAATACGTCGTTACGAGAAATTCAGACGATAGAGGCCATACGGCCTCTGTCATTCTCACAGCGATGTTGGAAAACGCCTAACCGAAAGGAAATCACATGGCAAAACAACTAGGCAGATCGCTGTTGCTCAAAATCGGGGACGGCGGGGGATCAGAAGTATTCTCAACTTTAGCTGGCATTAACAGCAAAACAATAACGGTTAACAATAGTGCGATAGACGTAACAACGCCTGACGCATCATCTCCCAGTGGGGCTTTATTCGCCTCATCATTAAACGGTCTAAAATCATTTGCTGTTTCTGGAGACGGTGTATTTTTAGATGAAACAGCAGAGGCTAGGATGAATACGGTTGCTATGGCAGCTGATCCAGTCGCAAATTTTCAGATCATTGTGCCTGACTTCGGCACCTATGCTGGAAATTTTCGTATGACATCGCTTGAGTTTGGCGGTGAAAGCGAAGGCGGGGTAACGTTCTCTGTTTCGCTCGAAAGTAACGGCACTGTAACGTTTACAGCTGCGTAATGGGCATTACAGCGGTTGCTCCCAGAGGTGGCATCGTCGAGGAAATCGATGGTGCTACCCATGTTCTGCTGCTGCGTAATCGTGAAATAGAACGTTTCGAGGATTTACACCGTGGAATATTTGATCTCTGGGATGGCTTTTTTGGTCGGGGTAATAAGCCGACTTCTAAAGAAGTTCGTGACCTTATTGCTTTGGCCCTTGTGGGTGGTGGCAAAAAAGATGTGGAAGCTGATGCTTTGGTTAGTGAAGCAAGTCCAGCGGATTTGTTTCGTTATTATCAGATTGCCCAAGCGTTGTTGGGCGTGGCTTTTATGCCTGATGCCATCGACGAAGCGGAACTCAAAAAAAAAGAAAACAAAGCGGAAAAAACCCAAGAAAGTTTGAGGTCCGTAAACTGATCGCAAATGCAATCGTCACGGGACTTAAGCCAGAAGAAGTACGGGATATGATCCCGCTTGATACATTCGTCGTTTTTGAAGGATGGCAGAAAGCCCACAACCCTGAAAAAGCTGGACGTGGCGCACCAACAATAGATGAGGCCAGAGAGTTGGCCGCGAGGTATGGCTAATGGCTATCACAGCTCAAGAATTAAACGTCATTCTGTCGGCTCGTGACAAGCAATTCACAAAAGCCATGGATCGCGCCCAAAAGCGTGTTGAGCGGTTTTCTAAGAAGTCTCAGAAGGATTTAAGCAGAACCACAAAATCTTTTTCTAACTTATCCGACATGGTTGGAAAATTAGGAATTGCTTTCTCGACGGGGGCTTTGGCTACTGGGTTGGCGAGGTCAATCGATCAGTCCACTAAGTTTGCAAAAGAATTGACTAATCTATCTACTTTAGCGGGCGTCGGTGTAGAAGACTTCCAAAGACTTTCGTTTGCTGCAAAAACTGTAGGTGTCGAACAGGATAAACTAGCCGATATTTTGAAAGACGTGAATGACAAGTTCGGTGATTTTGCAGTAACAGGGGCGGGACCGCTTGTTGATTTCTTTGAACAGATTGCGCCAAAGGTTGGCATCACTGCTGATGCGTTTAAAGGTTTATCGAGTGCAGACGCACTTGGTTTATATGTACAAAAACTAGAAGAAGCTGGTGTAAATCAACAGCAGCTTACGTTTTTTATGGAAGCACTGGCAAGCGATGCAACGCTTCTAACTCCGTTATTACTGAATAATGGCGAGGCGATGGACATGCTAGGAGAGAAAGCACAAAAATTAGGCGTAATACTTAGCTCAGATTTAGTAAGCGATGCGTCTGAGTTACGTAAAGAATTTGAAGAGATTATGAGTAAAATGACCTCTTCTGCGCAAAAGTTTTTTATGACAACCGCACTTGGGTTCGCGGAAATATTTAACGTCCAGACTGATAGAAGTAAGCTTAAAGACTTACAAAAGGAACTGGATCAATCCATGACCAAATTGTCAGATATGAATGTTAAGTTAGTAAAAATACAGGAGAGCCTATCGGCGGCTGAAAATCGTCCTGGAATAGTGGGTACAGAGTCAAGAATAGTTAAGACGCGGAAACAGCAAATCAAAATTACAGAAATAGCTATTAAAAAGGAGCTTGAACGTTTTACTGCGTTAAGGGATCAGATTAATGCCCTTAAAGATTTACTTAATCCACAAAAAGACCCACTTAAGGCAGAGGCGACTAACCCTAATCTTGTCGCGGACGATGTTGTGCTATTACGAGGTGCAGTCGTCGGACTATCAGGCGATATGAAAGATTTGCACAGAGTTAGTGATACCTTAGAGGGTGCTTTCGAAGATGTCTTCATGGCAGCAATTGAAGGCTCAAAGTCATTTAAAGATACGCTTAGATCGACGGCTTCAGCAGTTATTCGAGAGTTGTATCGCATCTTAGTGGTTCAACGACTGGTAAACTCAGCCATGGGTTTCCTTGGTGTTACAAGTGGTGGTGCCAATGTGCCTGTCGGTAACTTGGCAGCTGGTGGATACATGCAAGCTGGTCAGGCAGCTGTTGTAGGTGAGCATGGACGTGAATTGTTTGTACCTAGCACAGCGGGTCGTGTTTTATCTGTCCCTCAAGCCAAGGCTGCTATCAGTGGCGGGGACGGTGTCGTTGTTCAGCAAACCATTAATATTACAACTGGCGTACAGCAGACGGTTCGCAATGAAATTAGAACACTAATGCCTCAAATCGCAGAGAGCACAAAGAATGCAGTTGCTGATGCAAAACGTCGGGGCGG